CTAAACAGCCTAAGCTGCTAATGCAAAGTTATTATCGTTTGCGTTTAATTAGCATTTAAGGTTGCCACCTATTAATCTCTTACAATTTTCTCAACACCTGTCGAACCTACCACACCCCCCATAAGCACACTTGAAATCAATGTGTTTATGGTGGAGGTGGAGGGAGTTGCACCCTCGTCCAGTATGTCTACCATAATTGTCGTCAACGACTAATTCTTTAAATCTTCCTTCAGGTCAAAACTTCTGTACATAAAACAAGCGTCTGGTTGTCCTGGTACGAACACCATTGGTATAGTTTGTGTTCTATCCTTATTTATGTAATACATTATACCATACACAGGTTTACCATCTTCTCTAGCATTCTCTCGACCAACACTTGCATTTTCTAATTCAAAATTGTACTCTTTTAAGTATCTGTCTAATTGTTCGGCATTACCACATAAGACAGGTATTGTATTCCAATTTAAACCAAATTTGGAAATATCTGTTTGTGTGTCTTCTGCTACCGCTATTGTGGAAATAACTAATAAACTAATTGCTACTAACTTTATTTTTAACTTGTTCATTAAAGTATTTATAGAAACCGGCTATATTTTCTTTAAGTGGTTCTATATATTCTGCTTTGTCTTTAACGAATGACTGCATTGCGCCGTCTTCACCTGCAATTAAAATTACAATTTGGTCAATTGATTTGCCGTACAGTTCTTCATACATTATCGCATAAGCGGTTGTTTGTAGAAAGTAGGACTCGACCCAACTCTCTTGTCGTTCTTTGTTAGCAGTTTTGAAATCAATAACTGATAACTTACCATTGTATTCGCCGATACAATCACATTGTCCAGCAAGTGTTAGTTGTTTGCTGTACATAATTGTCTCAAGCATGTGAATATTGTCAATTTGGTCAATATAAGGTTTCATCAATCTAAACATACCTAAAGGCAACACAGCTCTTTCACTTGGTGTTTCACCTTTTAAATATTGTTCTACTAGATTATGAGTCTTCTTGCCACGATTGGCAGCTCTTCTCATTTCCCAATTAGCAACATCTTCACCAATTGAGTCTCGCCAACCTTGTAATTGTTGTTTCTTCTTAACTCCTAGAACAGAAGTTACCGAAGGATATGCTTCACCGTCTATATCATAGAAACGGAAACCGTGTTGATTTTTACCTTTTGTATTTGGAAGTTTTGTTTTATCAAGTTCAACGAAGTTAAATTTTCTAGCCATTATATTGTTCCTTGTATGTAATTTAGTATTAGTGATAATGATACTATAAATGTTCCTATAGCACCAATACCTAGTATATATTTTAATATTGTATTTTTCATGTGTCTATTATACCATAATATTCAGTTCAAGTCAAGCTTTTTTCAATCTATCTATGGTGTATGATAGAGCATATATGAATTATTAAGTTCATCACGCTGCTTTTTGCATTTTTCATCATTAAGATGATTAAAAACTCACGCAAGTGCTTTGATTCTGTCTCTTAATCTATCAGCTCTTACACCAACTTGTTTTGCCCAACGGCTATCCATCATTTCTATAGCTGCTGTATTCCAGTCACCTGAATTTACACCACCAATAAATTTTTTGAATTTGCCTAATCGTGGGGCTCCCATATTAAAGCACATATTCACAATTACCTGCTGTGCTTCCTCTGGTAAGTCATCAAGGTTTGGAAATACTTTCTTCGCCTCTTTGACATATAATTCTACATCTGAATCAAATACTGAATTTACTCTTTCCTCCGTTACCGGTGTTCCTACAGGTTGACCATGTTCTTGGTCTCCCTCAACTACCAGGTGGCCAATGCCAAATGTGGCATAACCTAGGTGGTCATTGTAAATTTCGTATTTTACTCCTTCATCAATTTTTAATTGTTCTCTTAATTTATCAACATTCATGTATTATTAACTCCTTGTTAATTTTAATAACTTCTCAATTTGTGCTTTGATAATTGGACCTCTATTAGGCCAATGTATGTAAGGTTCATCACTCTTACTTAAATTGTACAGAAAAGGTAACATCATTTTTTCTACTGCTTTAAATCTTTCCAATACATTTTCGTCTGTTACGGTTTTGGTAACAGTTTCTTTTTCATTGACTATCTGCATAATCTCATTCATCATTGACTTGATATCGCCAACATCTGATTTAACTTTTGCTATTTCAATGTTCGAATTCTCTACTACTTTCGGGTCAACAGATTCGGTTTTAGGTGTGTCTGGAACAGCAACAAAACCCCAATCATCATCACCGTCAAGGCCACGCATATAATCTGGTAAATCTTTATCTGCCATTAGTCTATTACCTTATGTTTCTTTAAAACTTCTCTAGTCTTAACTTCTTTATTTGTTTTCTTAACATACCTGTCTGCCATGCTAGTGCCTGGATGTGCCTCACCAATTCTTTGTAAGTTTTCTTTCCAACCACTATCTGTCTTCATAACACCGGTACTTGCCACTATATTTATTGGTTTTAACACCTGTGTTATGTGTTTTTTCTTTGTTATTTCTTCCATTTCAGAAATGGAACACAATTCAGTCCATTCTTTTTTAGTTCTGGAATTATAAAAAGTATAAGTCGGCATTAGAAATATTTATTTAACATTTCTAATTGGTCATCATACTCAGCTATAACTTTTAATTCTTTTTCAATCTCGGTCAATACATCACCATGCTCACCAATACCTACTGGTTTCTGCATTAGCACTTCTACATTAACTTTATGTTTGTCAATGTGTCCTTTAGCATGTGATTTTAAAGCCTTAATAGTTTCTTCTCTTAACTCGCCACTCATTTTTGGTTCCTTTCCATTTCGTCAAACCATACTGGTTTTTGTGTTCGCCATGTAGCAAACGGATGCTTATATTTAACATAATAGTTGCGATAAGCCTGGACAGAATCACCTGGTACCTTTACATCATCTGGCATACATTGTGGTGGTTGTGTACCAACATGATTCCAAGGAATTGATTTAGGTGGTTCTTGTAATACTTGTTCTAGTTTTTCTGTCGTCATGTGCATTTTGCCATAACGCAAATAGAATTCTTTACCAAGTTCAGCCATCAACAACCAAGTCCAACGGTAATTGAAACCGTTTTCTCGTACCCATACGGCACTTGGATGATTTACATGACTCGCTTTGTATAAAGTATGTTCTAAATTACTGTTTGGATGTTTCCATCTTTTTATTTTACGACCATTGGCAGTTTTGCCATAATATTCTTTACCATCTAGGACACGGTGTGCTGTAGATAACAATTGTGCTGTCTCAATAACCATTTTTACAACATGTTTATCAATGTGCATTGTAGAGGCTATCTTTGGGTCTTCATGTAAATAAAAAATATTCATAATTAACTCTCTAGTTGATGGTGCCTTCTAGTACACCATATTTTTTTACTAACTTATCATAAACGCCTTGCCAGTAGTTTCTTGACCATACTGTTATAGAACGGTCTCTAGCTTTTAAAGCGTCTTGTTGTCTTCTCTTGTTTATTTGTCTCATCATAATATACATTATATCACTCCTTGTTGGCAATGGCAACCTTTTTATCAACTATTATCTTATGTTTTATTGGACTGGTGAGCATATCACCTGGTTTTATAGGTACAGGACCAACGGTAAATAGAGTTTGACCGAAACAACCACTCAACATTGTGAGTATAATTAAACTAGATATTATCTTTGTAATTGCCATCATCACGCCACTCCATTATTTGGTCCATTTTTAAACGAATCGTATCGGGGTCTATACCAACTTTTGTAAAGTCTTTACCATATTCGTTAAAAAACTTCTCATAATCAACACTTCGTAAGTTCTTATTACCAAGTTTCTTTAAAAATTCTTTGTATGCCTTTTCGTGTCTTCTAACAGTTCTTAATTGTTCCATTAGTTTTCTAACTTTGGCACTTGTTGATTTTAGTTCTATATCTTTATTTACTTTTGCTTCTTTTTTTAATTTTCTATCTCGCCATGTAATATTGGCAGCTATTAATAACATAACAGCCAATGGGTCAAATACAAATATTAAAACAATTATAATCCATCTTACTGCCTTGTCAAAATGGTCTTTTGCTTGGTCTCCATATATCAATTCTGCAACATACTTTAACGGACCAATATCTGCCTCAATTAATAATACTTCTTTTTCTAATTCATACTTCTCTTTATTGAGTTCAGTAATTCTATCATTAGCAACTTTGATAATTAGATTTAAGGCGTCTCGTTCATCTTTTTGTTTAGCTCTTTCTTTAAGACCTCTGGTAACATACTCCATATCTATGTACTTGTCAAGCGCTTTATCTAATTGTAATAAAGTATTACTAGCACGGTCAATATTTTTTTCTTCAAATTCTATTTGTTTTTCTATTTGAGTAATCTGTAATGAATTATTACCAACTGGTTGTACTTGGTCTAGGTGTGCCTTTGATAAGAAACCAAAGATACCCATAGAAGTAATAAAAACTAACACAACCACGGCAGTTGTCAAGTAATATTTCAATGTCCTAGGTACAGAAGAGTTGTCCCAATTATGGTATAACCAACTGGCAGCTACAAGTTTACCTACTTCTAGGGCCCCTCCCATTGCAATAATGGCTGTGGTTGCACCAGCAAATAGTGTCGCCAAACCTATAATAGAATAACCAGCGGCTATTACTGATATAGATACGGCACTTAAAAAAGTCAGTATTGCAAAAAACATATTATCCTTTAAAATTTAATTTGTACTCTTTTCTAATTTTCTTTAAGATACTTTTTATCTTGGCAAAATAATGTACATCTGAAGCGTAAGCGTCTAGTGTTTCAACCAATGCAAATGGGTCGTTTTCACCGTTCTCTCTTAACTCCCTATATTTTTCATAAGCATGTCCATTATTTAGTGTTTGAATATAATGTAATACCGAATCACATTCGTGTTGATAAACTTTAACACCCCACTTTTTAGGGTTGTTAGATGGCAACATATGTGGTTCCGTTAAATCGTATGTTCTCATACCAAATAAGTTTTTACCTTCTAAAGCAAATCTACTATTACCCCAACCAGACTCTAAACTTGCCTGTGCTAATAACAATTCTCTATTTACTTCAAATACATCTGTTGTAGTATTGTAAATATAATCTACACATTGATTTACATTGTCTAAAAACTGTTGGTTATTAGTGTGTTCAAAATTAGGCAAGGTGTATTTGGCCTCTTCAGCCATCACTCCTTGTTTCTCATATACAAATAGAGTTATAGAACAAAATGCCAATACTACTACGAGCATTAATGTCTGTAAAACTATTTTAATCTTACTTAACATAGGTACCAACTTTTACCGCCTTTCTCAATTGTTTTAGATTACCGAACCAAGGATAAACCTTTGCTCTACTATAACGCCAAGGTCTAGCAGGTCCTTCAAAGTCTGTTTCACCAACAGACTCGAATCTTAAAATGCCTTTTTGGAACATTTCAAGGGCAAGGTACCATTCTTTATGCCTTGGTCCTTCTCTTGAAGTTAAAGGCGACAAGTACACTTTACCAGGTGCCTTTAAAACTTTTTTAATAAGGGTAATTTGAGGTTTAGTTAATTTCTGCATATGCTCTCCTAACATAGTATTCGTATCCGCCATCAATAGGACCATCTGGTGTCCTGATTGCTTCTAGTTTCTTCTGATAAAATATAAATCTCTTATCATCTAAAAACTTTCGCAAAGATTTGAAAATCTTTTCTGATTGCTTTTGTGTGTAGTTATTTAAAACATCTTCTTGCCAATAACCAGTATAATATACTTTCTGGTTACCAACTGTAGCTGTTCTAGCAAAGTGAGCCAGCTCTTCTGGTACTTTTGCAATAACTTGCTTTAGATACTTGTCAATATTTGTACTCATAATATAAAATTCTCCGTATGTTAGGGTTAAATGTCTAATCCGACTTGAATTAGTTTTGGTCTAAAACTGTAAAAAGTTTTGTTGTGGTTTCCAGTATCTTTCAATACTGACATTTGATACAAATGTATCATTTCATGGGCAAGGGTGTCCAAGAATTCTTTTTTAGATGAATAGGTTGGTTTCATTTCAAGATGAAATTGAGCGGTGCCTTTTCTTTTCCATGTATAATGGATAACTTGACCAATACATTTCTGTCTAGTCAAATCTTTAATATTCACTTCTGAAAATGGACAAAGTTCGTTATTGAAAATGCCGGCATTCATAAGTTTAAAATACTTTTTTATATCTTTATAAGTGGTGTAATATTTACGACCAAGTGTGGCGTCTTTCTTAACAATAGTCTTTAAGACTTGCTTTTTACTAGCGTTTCGTAACATATAACTCCCTTTTGTTTCGTGCTACTTACAGTTTTTATCTTTAATAGTTTCTGATTGTAAAGAACACTTATAGGCCAAATCTGATTTCGCTCTTAACTCGGCTGACAAAGCATCCAAAATACTAGGTAGATGTTTTTCTAACACACTTACCATTTCAAAGGCATATGTGTGAGCTATCTTGGCTAATTCTGCCTCAAGCACGGACAAATCTACATTATCTCCGTTTACTTTAGATTGTATAACATGACCAACAACGGCCGTATTATAATCACTCGCCTCACTTTTTGCAATTCCGGTAATTAACATAAATGCTAAAGCCGCTATTGCAATCAAAATATACTCTTTCAATTTATTCATAATGTATCCTTTCTTATATTTATAGGTACATTATACACTAATTGAGAGCAAAAGCAAGCGTTATTTTGACTTTTTTTACACAAAATATAGTATTTTTTACTTTTTTTATCTCTATATGTAGTAAAATGTTCTATTTTTGTTCTGGTTTACTGAAATTATCGTCCCAACCAAACGCTTCTTTAACTAGATTCGCTGTAAGACCTTTGTAAGTATTGTTTAACTTATCGTCTTTTACTGCAATTAAAACCTCAGCGTCTGAAGCATGTAATCCCTCTAACATCTGAATAAACATTTGTTCTTTTCTTGGTTTATTCAAACTTGGGTCTGCACCTTTAACAAAATGCCATAGTCTTTTAGCTTCGACTAATAGATTACTATGTTCGGTACCTGCTGGTGCCTCGTTAGCAATATATGGTGGTGTTCCTTCTGGTAAATCCCATTCAATTTTTGGGTCAAAAGCACCTTTCATAAGCATTCTCATTGCTTCTGAATCATTTTGTTTTAAAACTTCAATTTTCTTTGCTTTGTCTTTTGCATTATTAATCTTTGTAAATATTTCTGATACTAGAGGTCCTGAATTAGACTTCGTTCTCGCCATTGCTTCCATGGCCGCTCTACTCATAAGATTAGGGTTTTGTACTGGTTCTGCCATTTTTTCTCCTTCAAAAATCGTTAATGTGTTGCATTAAAGATTTTAATTTATGTTTCATAAAATATGGAAGTAAAAGCTTCTTGCTAGGTACTTCATATTGTCTGTAAGTATTTAGTATGTTGCTTGCAATCTCCTGGGGTATCATGTTTAGGTCAATTAAGGTCTTGTTCCTCTCATAATACTTCTTGGTCTGACTGCCTAGTGGTATATCATCTACATTTGACCACTCTTCAAGTCTTTTCTTGTTGATAGGTCTTTGTTTAGCACCAGGTATTGTAAAGATATCATCATCTGAAAGTATATTTGGTACACCATCTGACCTGTCGCCTTTTATAATCTGTTCATGTATGAATAGTCTAGGGTCAACATCTTCACCTATAAATTTCTTTTGTATAGGAGCATATTGTTTGACACCAGGTTTCTGTTGCAACTGTATAAAGTCTTTATCACCAGAAACAATCATAATTGGTTCTTGTTTGGTATCTGTATGTTTTACCAATGTAGCAATGATATCATCTGCCTCAGCTTTCTCTACATACATCATAATATACGGAAAGTTTTCTTGTATCTCTCTTCTGATATCTGATATGGCCATAAACAACTCGTCCCAATTGGTATCGGAAGTTTCACGGCCAGCTCTTCTACTATGTTTGTAATGTGGAAAGATATCTCTTCTCCAAGGATTACCTGCGTCAGCACATAGTATCATATCGCCATATTCTTTTTTAAATTTTAGATTGTAACCTCTCATAGAATTAATAACCATATGTCTCAACATGGATTTGTTATAAGGCGTATCATCTTGACCGTGGTAATGTCTTTGACCACGAGTCTGTACCATAACATTTGATATTAATACTTGATTAAGGTCGACTAAAATCATCTTCGTTTTCCGCTTCGTTTATCTTTTCTTAACTTGCTAATATAATGTTTCATACCATCAATTGTGGTATACATCCAACCACAATCATGTGGTTCAATCTGTTTTCTAAACCAAGAAATAGCTTCTTTCATAGTCTCTATTTTTTTGTCTATCGGTTTACTCATAATTTTTCCTGTTAATAAATGGAGGCGCCGAAGCGCCTCCAAGTTTCTAGCTAATTACGCTTGGTTTGAATAAGCGTATGGAGTACCATACAGTTTTTTGATACCAGCAGCTACGATAGCTTTCGTAGGTGTACCCATTCTGTATGAAGTATTATTTGAGTTAGTTCCAGAATTCTGATTAATATAAATCATGTGTCCTTCACTTCTCAATTGGTCAACCATTGCTCTTGGAGAGATTAGGTCGAATCTACTTCTTAAAGTCTTCCAGAATACTGGCTGACCTTTAGATAATAGGTTTAAGACTTTTGACTTTTTAGTCATAGTCTTTCTTCCTCTTGTAGAAGAAGCTTTTTTAGCAGTTTGTACTACTACTAGTTCGTCTTTTGCGAACATATTTTTGATTAAATTTAGCATATTATTGCCTCCTTTTTTAGTTATAATCAACTATTTTACTACCTGCAAAGGCGATTCGCTATGCGAATTCTGTTTAAACATCAAAATCGGGGTCAAAATCTATAAATCCGTTTTCGCTGTCTTTAATATCTTCAAACAATTCCTTGTTAATAGGTTTTGTTGGTTTAAATTTCTCACTCATAACTTTTGAATAATCTACTGTAGCAGACTTATTCTGGTTTAGTGTAACCATTTTATCGGCAAGCATTTGTGCCGGGTGTTTAACACCAAAATCTCTATAAATCATACCTCGTAAGGTATCAATAACTAATGCAAAATCACTTGTAAAACTTTTCTCTTGCGTTTTCATACCAATATCTACAAAGGTTTTTAATAAGTGCATGCCGATATTGTCAACTTCTCCCTCAACAAATTTCTTTGTCTGTTCAAGTTTAATTTTCTCGGCATACTTCGTATCTTTAGGTCCAGTTCTTCCTTTATGTTTGATTTTGTCTAAAGGAAATAAAATAATTTTCTCTTCGCCAGATATATTATCGTTGTCCATCAATCTCGCCTTTGTAGTTAACCAATTTCTTATCTTGTAAGAATTCGACAAGTTGGTTATAACCACCGACAAGTTCATCATCAATCTTAATTTGTGGCATTGACCGAACATTCTTACCTATGTCTTCAATCATCTTAGCAGGTGATTCAAAACTTTCCATCATGCGTTCTTCATACTCAAAGCCAAGATTCTTTAATAGAGTCTTCGCTTTGGTACAGAATACACAATTGTTTTTGCTATATACGACTATCTTACTGAACATCAACTTTCTCGTCTTTATTAGTAAGTTCGTTGTAGGCTGTATTCGCTTTTAACTTAATGTTATGTGCGTCTGTAGCCTCCGCTATAGTATAGTTGTAAAGTTTATTAAACTCGCCCATAGGTAAGCTTAATCCAATCCACGCTCTATAGTAACCGTTCTTGGTCATTGTAACCTCTTGAGCAAAGATTTCATAACCTCTTACTGGTGTTTTCTCAATTAAATTTACGATTGTAGATTCAACTTCTGATACAACAGTTTTAGTTTGAGTCTTGCCAAGTTCAGTAATATACTGTTTACTAGACTTATTCATTTCGCCTTTGATAATATCGGCAAGTTCAGCTTTCGCTATCATTTTACCTTTCTCAATTGCAAGATTTAAGTCTGGCGATACAGCAGTACCGACACCAAAGATACATAGTTTATCATCATCTTGTTTAGTCCAGATGGATAAATCACATGCCTCTTTTTCATCAAAGTCAGCCATGTACCATTTTGGAACAGTATTGACAACCTTTGAAGTCTCACTTTTTATCTTATATTGACCGCCTGAACATGCTGATAATACAGCACCTACAAAAGCAATCATTATTATATTTTTTACCATTTATTTCACACTCCTTAACACATTATATAACATTTCTGCTGTTTTGTCAATGATTCCAGAGGAAGCTATGTATTCTGCGACTTCCGAACCACTTACACCAGTAAAAATGATGGTTAGCAGAGCAATTATTATGATATACCTTATCATTTTAGTTGTTCTCCCATTTTCCCTCTATTGTTAAACATGCCTTACCGAAGGACTTAAAGACATGGTCCGGTCTCGAATAATACCGGCAATACTCCGGTGTGTTGACATCTTGGTAATAAAACTGAGCAAACAGTTCCCAATAACTAGGACCTGATACTCCTTCTCTACCATCAGCACAATGGAGAATTTCTTTTTTGATAACCTCATCATTTTCAACAACAATCTTTACTTCTACGAAGCAATACTGTCCTTGATTTTCAAAAGGTTTCACTTTAGCATGTGTAATCTCTTCGCCATACACAGCTTTACATATTATTAAAAATAAAATTAATACAAAGGTATAAATCAAATATCTGTATCTATTATCTGGTTCCATTATTGTACTCTTTCTACCCATTGGCCATCTGGCATTTGACATGCCGTTCCGAATTTAACTTCTCTATTAATTCTTCCGACACCAAGTGCTGGCCATTGATTTGCTATATCTACAGTATGGTCGTAATCTTTACATTTGATAGGACCAACTAGATATGATTTTGTTGTTTTGATAATTCCTGAATTGCCTGTTTTAACATTGTACCAGTTTGAATAACTTGACCCACTAGGACCATTATTTAAATGGTCTACAAATACGGCATTGTGTACATCTTTGTCTGTATGATACATCACACTAGCGCCTGCCCATGCACCAGCAACACCACATACGGCGGCTAGATATGGTTCAGCACCAAAGTTTTCTACACATACAGCAGTTGTTGTTGTTGCACCTATTATAGCACCTGTATGAGACCTATTCATAGATTGACAGGCATTTAAACTCAATACTGCAATAACAAGTAATAATATTCTAGGCATAACTTTCCAACTTCTTAATACTATCTTTTGTATTATATATCTCATCATCTAAAAAGTCAATCTTTTCTTGACTCATTGTTAATTCTTTTTCTTCTTCCAATTCTTTTACTTCTGCTTTTAAAGTATCAATCTTCTCTTTATAAATCGCCTTCATAATCCCTATGGTTTACACCTGAATAATCGTAGTTTTGATATTCAGCCATTCCTTCACTCCCTTTTTTATCATATTTACTTTTGTCTTTAGAAACAACAAAACAATCTGCCTGAATAGTCTCAATCAAATTGTCAATCTCTAGTTTTGACGCCTTGACAGGTCCGTATTTCATATCACGGAGCCTGTCTGACATCTTTTTAATAGAGTCTATCTTATCGCAAAATTGACTAATTTTGTGATTCATCATTTGTTACCTTTTTAAACAAACTTAAAATAGATTGTTTAGTTCTAGCAAATTGGTCTTTACCATCTTGCCAGCCTTTTTTTTGAAACTCAATAGTTTTCTGTTTTTCTGTCTCAAACCAATTCATTACAGGATTTGCTGAAGCAACACCCCATGTTAAACCAGTTATAAAAGCAGCTACACATAAAACTAAAAATGTTTTTGTTATTTTCATACTTTTCTCCCAGCAGTTTTTAGGTCTGATTTACTAACGACCATATACGGACCTTTGTTGTAAGCAGGAACAATCGTGAAATTTTTACTGATTTCAAGTTTCCATCTATTATCTGGCTTAGTGCCACCGTTGCCCATATGGTAGGGTCGGATTTCTTTTGATAATTTTTCCATTTCTATATTATCTGATTGCATATTTGCTTGTTCAATTCTTCTGATATTATAGTCATTGTGTTTATTCTTTTTAATTCTTCCTGTATCTGACACCTCGAAACCAAGTTCTTGTAGATACTTGATATGTTTCGCCAATGCCTCTAGGTAACTTTTCGTAGGCTTTCTTTTTCTCGCTCTACGAATAGCACCAGATGAATTGTTTGTGTAGATTATTGCCATTATTGTACTAAATCCTCAGCGTCTAGTTCTCTTGACTTTTTCTGTACTTCGGCATATGACATACCAAATACTTTTCTGTAGCAATGGTCTCTAGGGTCTGGAGCAGACCACATTTCTAGTAGATTCTCCCAATTGATATCTACATTAGAGTAAACTTTTGGTTGTTCTTTGTAAAGGTCTAAATGTCCTTGACAAAAAGCAATTCTATGTTTGTATGATTTTTTCTTCTTGGATTTAAGGTCTTTTGATTCAGCTTCTTTAAACTCAATCATTATCATGTCTTTATCGTATTTAAATGTCGTCATATTATAGTAGTCCTTTCACTTTATACATTAATTAACTATACTATACCATAAATCGTCTGGAATGGCAAGCCCTCAAAAAAGCGTGATTTTACTCGCTTTTCTCGAAAAAAAAGTCTCTAGGAGACGCCTGGAGACGCTTTTTCGACTCGTCTGATACTACCGTACCCCCTTTGGAGCAGGGTTTTCGTCTTCACTTGACATTAACAGTATAATATAATGAATAGCCTTCAATAGGTCTTTTCTATTGTGGCCATCTTTTTTACCATACCTACACAGGTACTTAATAGCGTTGGATTGGCAAAAATCTTTATCAATATTCATATGTCTTAATAGGTCTTGTACTTGAAAACCATCTTTAGTAGTGGTGTAGTGTTCACCATATGTACTCTCAACATATGTTTTAATTTCATTAATTATCTTATCTTCATTATATTTCATCATTTATCCTTGTAGTTTATATTCAAAGTTTTGTGTTTCATCATTAATATGTATTTGCTTGGCACCATTTCTTATATGAAAGTGTGTAGCCATAGGTGTAAGTGGTGATAATGTTACCACTCTCTCAATACCTTTATCTTTAGCAAACTCTAATACTTTATTCATTATCTCTTTACCTGCACCTCGTTTTCTTGACCAAACGGTATATGCAATAGCAATTTTCTTCTCGTCTTTAATGTTAGCAAGTTCACTCATCATATCTAATTCTCTAACATTATACGGTATATCATTACAAAAGGCAATACAAATAATTCCCTCTATTTCATTGTCGTATTTTAGACCATATATCTTACGACCATGGGTAATTCTCCAACCAAGTGTTAACTCTGGTCTTACCGGGTCTTCTGATACATCTATATCGTCTAGTTCTACTAGTTCGGTACCTTTGACCCACCTAAAAAAATCGTCTAATTTATTTCTGTATGTTTTCATCTGCCGGTTCTTCTACTGGAAAGTCTTTCTTACTTTCTTCTTCTGCCCATTTTTCAAACTCATCTACTTTCTTTTGCTCTGAATCAATTATGTCTTGACACTTATCAGCAATAGTATAACGAGGTTGACCATCTTCTACCATTTTTTTAATGGCTTTTAATTCATCTATCTTTTCCAAAACATCAATCATTATTTCCACCACTCATTCTCTTGTTCGATAGCAACATCAACATCTGATTTTTCTTTTTCAGTTAGATTGTCTTCTATCTGATTAA